CATGTCAACAGCGAAGGGTGGGAAGAAGGGGTGGACGGTGGAGGAGCAGGAAGGGTGGGTGGAGGCGGTGTTTGCGGGGATGGCGGAGGGGCGGACGTTGCAGGAGGTGGTGCAGGGGGAGGCGAAGGCGCGGGGGGTGGCGTTGACGCCGGGGGCGGTGCGCAACTGGATTGCGGCGAACGAGGCGTGGTTTGGGCGCTATCAGAAGGCGAAGGTGTTGTTGGGGCAGGCGCTGGCGGAGGAGGCGCTGCAGGTGGCGCGGGACAGCAGTACGAGTACGACGGCGATTGACCGGGTGCTGATCGACACGTTGAAGTGGAAGGCGGCGAAGGCGAACCCGGCGGAGTACGGGGAGCGCCAGACGGTAGAGCATCAGGGGGCGCAGACGCTGCAGGTAAAGGTGGTGGAGGAAACATTCCCGGAGCGGAATATGCCCCGACCGGATCTTCACCAACGGATTGGCGCGGAGGTAGCCGCAATGCTGGAAGCGCAGGTGGTCATTCCAGCGCTAAAGTCCGGGGCGTAAACATTCCTTTCTGCGCATATTGACAGTGACGGTGTCAAAAATATCTGACACAGAAACACCGGGTTTCGGTGTTTCTGTGGGGTGACTCTAGAGTCACCCAAACGATAAGCGTAGAGAGAGTAGTTAACGTGTAACGTGTAACGTGAAACGAGTTAACGAGAGATCTCGATACCTAGACACCAAGGGGTGACAGGTGCCACCACGGAGCAAACAGGCAGGCGGGGAGGTGCAGGTCGTGCTGGCCCGGCGGCATCCGGGGCAGCAGGAGATCGTGATGCACCCGGCCCGGTTCAAGGTGGTGATGTGCGGGCGCCGGTTCGGGAAGACGGCGCTGGGGGTCCGGGAGGCGTGTGATGCGGCCTTGGCGGGGCATCCGGTAGGCTGGTTTGCGCCGACGTACAAGTACGTCTTGGAGGTCTGGCGGGAGCTGCTGCAGCGCCTCAAGCCGGTGATCGCCCGGTCGAACGATCAGGAGCGCCGGATCGAGCTGGTCACCGGCGGGGTAATCGAGATGTGGACGATGGACACCCCCGATCCCGGCCTTGGGCGCAAATACAAGCTGGCGATCATCGACGAGGCGGGGATCGTGCCGGACCTGCTGGACCTCTGGCAACGGGCGATCCGGCCCACGCTGGTGGATTTGTCCGGCGGTGGGCTGTTTCTCGGCACCCCGCGCGGGCGCCGGCACGGGTTTGTCGTGCTGTTCAACCGGGGAAACGACCCGAACGAAGACAACTGGGCCAGCTTCCGCGCCAAGACGCTGGACAACCCGTATATTCCGCCGGAGGAAGTCGAATCGGCCCGGAAAGAACTGCCGCCAGAGGTCTTCGCGCAGGAGTTTGAGGGCATCCCGACCGACGATGGCGCCAACCCGTTCGGGCTGGAGGCCATTCACCGGGCCGCTGGCCCCCTTAGCACGGACAAGCCGGTAGTCTACGGCGTCGATCTGGCCCGGTCGATGGACTTTACGGTCGTAATCGGGCTGGATGCGTACCGGAAAGTGGCGTTTATCGACCGATGGCAGGCGTCATGGGCCGAAACGAAACAGAAAATCCGCGGTATCGTCGGTCAAACGCCCATCGTGGCCGATGCCACAGGCGTCGGAGATGCCATTGTGTCCGATCTGCAGGGGATGGGGGTGGATGTGACCCCTCATATCTTCACCCAGCCATCCAAACTGCGCCTGATGCAGCGGTTGGTCGCGGCGTTTCAGGGGTCCGAACTGACCATCCCGGAGGGCTGGCTGATCGGCGAGCTGGAATCCTTCGAGTTCATGTATACGGCCACCGGCGTGCGCTATGAGGCCCCCTCCGGGTTCCATGATGACGGCGTCATGGCCTTGGCGCTGGCCCTGTACGGGTGGGACCGGGTGCAGGGCGTGGTCCCGGAAGCGCCCCCGGGCTTGCGTTTTGTCGGCGATGACCCCAACGTGGATGTGGATAACTCGGACGGCGGTGTGGATAACCGTCGGCGGGTCATAGCGGGCGACTTTGCGGCGCAACTGCCGGGAGGCTGGTGATGGCCAGCAAGAAACGAGGGATGGAAGCGGTCATTGCCAAGACTGGCAAGCGGCGCATGATGGCCCGGCGCAAAGGCCCGCCGGGTGTGGCCATCATGATCGCGATGGGCGCTCCGAAAGGCCCGATGAAAGGCCCGATGAAGGACGAATCGCCCTCCATGAAGGAGGAGCTGGATGCGTCCAAGGGCGAAGGGATGTCCAAGGCCAAGAAGATCGCCGCGCTGGAAGAAAAGATCGGCTATCTGAAGGCCGAACTCGCCCTCCTCAAGGCCGATGAGTCCGAGATGGAAGGCGAGATGTCCTCGGAGGATGAAGCCGAGGACGAGATGGAGGATGAGGAGGACTAGTGGCGAAAACGCCGGCGTGGCAGCGAGCGGAGGGGAAGAACCCCGAGGGCGGCCTGAACGCCAAAGGCCGCGCCTCGCTCCGTGCCGAAGGGCGGGACATCAAACCGCCGGTGAGCGCGGAAGAAGCCAAGCGCAGTCCAGCGAAAGCGAAGCGGCGGGTGGCGTTTTGTCGGAGAAGTGCTGGCCAGATGAAGATGTGGCCAGACGCAGCAAAAGACCCGAACAGCCGGTTGCGGAAAGCGAGGCGCAAATGGGACTGCTAACCTGTTCCAAGTGCAAAGTTGAGCAACCGGCTACGTTGGAGTTCTTTCAAAAGAACGCCAAAAAGTACAACGGGCTGGATTCGTGGTGTCGCGCCTGTCGTCGTGAGTACAAGCGCGGGCAGAACTTTGCCAAAGGCATTACGGATCTGCCAAGAGCGCGAGAAGCGCGAGCGTTGCCGGAGTGCATCATTTGCGGAGAGCCAAACCGCGGCGGCAATGGATTTGCCGTCGATCATGACCACGATACGGGGCATGTGCGTGGCGGACTCTGTATGCGATGCAACATCGGCATTGGGCATTTTCGGAACGACCCAGAACTATTGCGCTTGGCGGCGTTGTACCTTGAAGGCCGGTGTGCGTGTGGCGAATGCGACCCGTATTGGGGAGGACATATCCCAATATCAGAGGAGCAAGTCGATGCATTTTTCCCGCACTAACCGGATGAAGGGGATGAAAGCCAAACTGACCAGCGCGAAGACGGCGAACGACCCCAACTCGCGCATCAACAAGAGCCTACGGGCGTGGGAGTGTGACTGATGCCGGGTGGAACCCTGAAATCCGCCGCTGTGACCGTCGCGGCGCTGAACGATGCGGCGACCGTGCTGGGCTTGCCGTCCAGCGGCAACGTGGCCGTGCAGGTCACTGGCACATTGTCCGCCACCATCACGTTTGAGGCGACCGTGGACGGGACCAACTGGGTCGCGTTCAATATGACGCCCTCCAACAGCGCGACACCCGCCTCCACCACCACGGCAGTGGGCGCGTGGAGCGCCAGTACGGGCGGGTATGCGGGGATTCGCGCCCGCTGCAGTGCGTATACCAGCGGCTCGCCGGTCGTCACCGTCCGCTACGCCGCGCTGTGAGTGACGCGCCGCTCGTTGCGCTGATTGTCAGTGGATCGCTGCTCTTCGCGGTCCACCGCGTGGCGTCGGCGTGGGAGCAGGTGAGCGAGGTCAAGGCGAAGCAAGCGGAGCCGATGCCGTCAGCGCCAAATGTGCCGATTCCGGTCGAAATCCCGGAGGATTTGATTGCGGTGGCGCTGCAGGAGAACGAAGTCTGGGCGCAGGAAGAGCTGACCCGCGTCATCCGGGAGAAGTACGAGCAGTATCGGGACTGGAACCGGGTGCGCATGGCGATGGGACTGGGACGGAGAGACTAACGGATGACGATGCCCCCGCTCCTGCCGCCCGAGGCAGACCCGATGGCCGATCCGGCCTTCCAAGGCGCCGTGTTTGAGGACGAGATGGCCCGGATCATGGAAGGGCTGTCAAATAATCCGATGTCCCCGAACGAGCAGATGGCGCCCAACCCGCCCGAGGACACCGGCCAGCCGATGGCCGAGCGGGAAGCGGCGCTGGCCAAGGCGCTCTACGGGTATGACTTCCCACTGGCCGACGAAGCGCGGCGGGAAGACAAAGCGGCGTGGGCCGCGTGGTGCCGGGGGCTCTGGGATTCCCGCCGGGAGTCGGTCCAGATGCATTTGCATCTCGTCGAGCGCAATCGGCTCTTCCGCGCTGGCCAGCAGTGGATTTCGGCGCAAGGGCTAGGGCCGTGGCGCGAGCCGTCCCGTCCTCGGGACGCGGCGCGGGTGGTCTACAACATGATGGACAAGGCGCTCGACCAGCGCCT